AAGGAGAAAGCAGGCGTGTTCGTCGCTATCTATCCTGAGATCCACGAGGGGCGGGATAAAGACAAGCCCCTGCAAACTATGTTTGTGCCGTTCAGTGCGGCACCGACAGCCGACGACGAAGAAGCGAAGCTGCGCAAAAGCAGTGCTGAGATGACAGATCAGCAGAAGAAGCAGCGGCGTAAATACAGACTGTCAGGAAACAATGTGCGTAAATATAAAACCAGACAAGGAGACATGGTATGAGCGGCATGAACGGCAAGAGGATGACTAGGGATATGCGTATAGCTTTGCTGAAGGCTCGTAATGAGCTGAAGGACATGAAGAATACAATCGTAGAGACAAACGATCTTTGGATTTCTGACCTTAGAAATCTTGAGTCTGCGCTCCACGTCATGGAAGTTACGTTTGGTTTTGCGCCGCCCAAAAAACAGGGGGCGTTTTGGATGGACTACGTTCTGAAAGAGGACGTGCAGCCGGAGGAGGAACACGATGATTAAATGGGTGTTGCTTGTGATCTCATTGACAGAACACAACACCCTCAACCATGAGGCGCTGGGCTTTTATGATACAATAGCCCAGTGTCATGTGGCGGCGACTCAGTACCACTGGGAGGATCAAATGCCGCTCAATGAGGAAATGGTCTGCATGAGGATAGGTATCCAGGATGGTGACGAGTAAGTGGTACAAAGATGACTTGGGGCGGAGCCGCACAAGAGAGAGCATACGGCGTTGGCTTAACGCTGAGTACATTCCGGCACGGGATGAAGATCCAAGAGTCGAAGAGGTAGAAAAGACAACCGAAATTGTTCAATCGCTGGGGGGCGCGGGGCATGTTGAAGAAGCGTACTCTGCCCCGAAGCGGTGGGGGTATGATTAAATGTATGTTGATAAAAGGCCGACATGCGAGTTGTGTGGCGCAGCACCATCTGACGTACACAACTCTGACGGCACATACGAATGCGCTGGGTGTTGGGTAAAGAGGAGGAAGAGACATGAAGCAGAGAGATCCAAATTGGCGAGGCATACGCAGGCACCATGTTATTCCCGACAAGAGGGATGGACTCATCGCCAAGGAGCATGAGCAGGACATGTCTTACGAGGGCCGCTGTCCGAGGTGCGGGAGCCGAGATCGTGTGGAAGTACATGGGCACACTCAGTGTGTGGGGTGCCATGTTGTGATTGATGATTGTTGTCAGGGAGGTTCATGTGATTATTGAGGGAGATGGATTGTTTGCGAAGCGCATGGCTAGGGGCCGGTGCCCATCGTGCGATGCCAAAGTAGAGGGCAACCAATGTACTGTGTGCAAGTTGCGCATCATTGACAGCCGACCATCATCTGATAAGATATCAGATGATACGTTACCATCTGAGTGGGAGCCGGATATGCATGAAACATGGTTGTCTCCGACAGCGGAGCAGATAGCTGAGAAGGAAGAAAAACTTTCATGGTCTTCCGCTGTATCCATTATCGAAGGCGTTGTCATGGAGAAGTTAGAGTACATGACTGACTACGGTAATGATTACGACGATGAGCATAAGGAAATGGTGGAGAAAGCATGGAACAGAATACTCAAGGGTTGACCCGGATCATTAGAATTCTTGACGAGGAGCTTACAGAGCTGATGATCGCAGGTCTGTACCGTCAGGCTGAAGAAACGCGCAAGCGTTTGGATACATACATTGACATGAGAAACTCTCAGGAAAGAAATACAGATGACAGACAACGTACTTAGTTTCCCCGTGAAGAAAGTTGAGAAGGCCAAAGAACCTGTGCCAAAGGTTTGTGAGATGGCAGCCGATCACTTTAAGGATCTGATTATCCTTGGTCAGAACAAGGAGGGGTCTGTGCAAATGGTCACGACCATTCACGATCCCGCTGAAATCTTCTGGTATTTTGAGGCCGCAAGGTTTGGCATCATGTTAGGTGATACAGACTCGGAGTAGCGACATGAAGTTCAACTATAAAACAAAACCGTATGACCACCAGCACACTGCACTGACTAAGTCGCATGATGCTAGGAACTATGGCTATTTTATGGAGATGGGTTGTGGCAAATCGAAAGTCTTACTTGATAACATCGTCTGGCTTTATGAGAACAAAAAGATCGACACCGCAGTTATCGTGGCTCCGAAAGGCGTCTACCGAAATTGGCAGACTAGCGAGATACCGACTCATCTACCAGAGGGCATTCCGCATGAGATTTATGTATGGAAAGCGAGTGCCAACAAAAAAGAAACAGAGCGCCTCCGAGATGCCATTAAGAAGCGTGGCGTCCTCCGCATATTTCTGGCGAATGTGGAGGGGTTTGCGACTGCGAAGCTGCCAAAGTATATGGAGGCATTCGTTGGAGACAGCACATTTCTTCTTGCGGTTGACGAGTCAACAACAATCAAGAACCCCAAAGCCAAGCGGACTAAAAGTCTGGTACGGCTCGGCACGACAGCGGCCTACAAGCGCATACTTACAGGGTCACCTGTTACGAAGTCGCCGTTAGACTTGTACGCACAATGTGGATTCATGGACAAAAAGCTGCTGGGCCATGACTCTTACTACTCATTCCAGGGGCGGTACGCGATCACTCGCACACAGCGCATGGGCAGTCATTCATTTCAGCAGGTAGTGGGCTACAGAAATCTGGAGGAGCTGTCGGATAAGCTGCGCACGTTCTCTTACCGTGTGACAAAGGAAGAAGCCCTAGACCTACCTGAGAAGATATATACCACTCGACAGGTGGGGCTGACTGATCAACAGCTAGACTACTATGCATCGATCAAGTCTGCGGCTATCGCCATCCTGGAGGATGGAGAGCTGGTCACAGCTCCAGCAGCCATGACTCAACTACTACGATTGCAGCAGGTTCTGTGTGGGCATGTGATGACAGACGATGGAGAGCTGGTTGAGGTTCCTACCAAGCGTCTGGCTGCGCTGGAGGAGTGCATCGATGAGATGGATGGTAAGGTTATCATTTGGTCGAGGTTCAGGTACGACATCAAGAAGATCGAAGCTGCCCTGAAAAAGACCCACGGTCCGAGTTCCACGGTCAGTTATTTTGGGGACACGACTGATGATGCAAGACAGGAAGCGATCAAGTCTTTTCAGTTCGGGGACGCAAGGTTCTTTGTGGCTAACCCGCAGACCGCAGGATTTGGTTTGACTCTCACGGCAGCGACCAACGTGATCTACTATGCTAATGACTTCAACCTTGAGACTCGTGTTCAGTCTGAGGATCGTGCGCATCGTATTGGTCAGCATCACCCTGTCCTGTATGTGGATCTGATGACAAAGAACACGGTGGATGAACACATTGTGAAGACGTTGCAGTCAAAGATTGAGCTGTCTGCTCAGACTCTGGGTGAACAAGTGAAGAAATGGTTGGAACTAACCCCCCGCCGAAGTGACGGTTAGATGCGCGTTGTTCGGCATAGTCGGAGGTGTGCTGGCTTTGTTTGCTCCGATATCTACTTTCTAGCTGATATGGGTACAGGGCACATTCATGTGTTTCCATGTCAACATATAACAGGCGGACACCTAGCTTCTTTTGTTCGTCACCTAAAAGACGTGAGATCACTGAGCCATTCTTTCGGCGTCCAGCTTTTTTCACGTCAAACAATAGCACCTTCCTAGTGGGGGTGATGGCTATCAGGTCAACCGGGCCTTGCTCCAAGAAAGGGGAGTAGACATAACAGTTTTGGGCGAACAGCCAGTTGGCAGCAATCAACTCGCATCGTTTACCGTCACTGTTTTTCTTTGCTGGTCTCATTTGGTTATTGACCTCTGGCTAAAACATAAGATAGTATACGTTAGCTGAACAGGGAATAGGAGTAAAGGTGTGGATACAAGTAAGTGGAAGTCTATCGCTGTGTCGATAGATATATACAGAACATTGCGTGAGCTTGCGGACAAGAACGACAGGTCTGTCAGTAAGCAGGTTGCGCATATGGTCAAGGCTGCGACTGAAAAGAAAGCTGCCTAACCAAGATTACGGTGTACATTTTGGGGTTGCAGTACACCGTTGGAATATGTATAACCCCGTCTCCGTCCGGTCAACCTGACCGGACGGCCCAAAAGCCGAAGGGCTTAAACTTTGTACTAAAAGGAGAGTGCGATGAGCGATGTGTTTTCGCTGTTTGAAGAAGAGGCAGTCAACGCCGATAAGTTTGACACAGTTGGGAAGGAGGGCGCTTCGGAGCTTTCCAACCTTATCCGTCGATCTATTCAGATCGATCAGGAGATCAAGGATGCAGAACAGCATCTCAAGGATCTCAAGTTCAAGAAAAGAAAAGTGAACGAAGAAGATATCCCTATGCTCATGGAAGAGATGGGCATGGATAGGGTTGACGTGGATGGTAACAAGGTTACTCTCCGCCAGTTCGTTCATGCCCGTATTACCGAGGACAAACGCGATGAGGCTTTTGGTTTCTTGCGGTCTATCGGTGAGGCCGACATCATCAAGAATGACGTGACAGTATCCTTCTCTGCTGGGCAAGACAACCAAGCGGGTGCCGTGGTCGATGACCTGCGCAACCAAGGGTTGGAGCCAGCGCAGAAGACACACGTTCATCCTATGACGTTGAAGTCTTGGGTAAAGAACCGCATAGAAAGCGGTCAGGAAATAGACTTCGATACCTTCGGAGTATTTGTCGGCACAGAAGCCAAGATCACAAGGAGCTAGACATGGCTGATACAGCAGTAGTAGAAAAGAAAGAAAACCTTCCCTCAACTATCATGGCTGACATGGCTCAGTTCGCTGGTGAGGGGATGGATAGCATCACCGCAGATGATATGCAGATCCCGTTCTTGCGGGTGCTGCAAGCTCTGTCTCCAGAGATCCAGAAGAACGATCCCAAGTTTATCAAGGGCGCGTCGGCTGGTGACCTAGTCAACACCGTTACTGGTGAGACTTGGGATGGAGACGAGGGTGTCGTGGTCATACCTTGCGGGTACACTCTCAAGTATCTTGAGTTTGGTTTGCGTGACTCAGGTGGTGGCTTTCAGGGTGAAATCCCTGCCAACCATCCCGACCTTGCCAACACTACCCGCGAGGGTAATGCGGAGATGCTACCAAGTGGCAATGAGTTGGTTCGTTCAGCCCAGCATCTTGTGATGATTGTGGACACCAAGACAGGTGCTACACAGCAAGCTATCTGTGACATGAAGAAGACTCAGCTCAAAGTCTCACGCCGCTGGAACACACAGATGCGTATGGTTCAGTATGACGGTCCTAATGGTCTGTTTAACCCACCTATGTGGGGCACTGCGTGGCGTCTTACAGTGGTCTCAGAGAGCAACGACAGGGGTACATGGTACAACTATGCTATCGCCCGTGTAGAGCCATCCGAGGTGCCAGATGCAGCATTCATGGCTGCGCGTTCCTTCTTCCAGTCGTTTAAGTCAGGTGAGGTACAGACCTCCGCTGGCACGAGTGATGAGATGACTAAGAAGCAGGATAACGACGGAGACGATATCCCATTCTAATCGCCGGGATGTTGCGACGTGGGTCAGGGGGCCGCGTGTATAAAGACCAAATGATCCCGGCAAGGGCTTACCTCGCCCTGGTAAATCATCATTTGGTTACCCCCTGCTCTTTCTAACACGAGGGGGCAGAGATGAACCTAGAAGAAAAGTTCATGGCGGCGTTTGATGGTTTTAGCGGCGCACATGGACAGACACAAATATCAGAAGAGAGACGCGCTGGTAAGCAGAAAGCGAACTCTCGTATCGTCAGACAACCACTGACGCTTGATCTCGTTAAGTCTCATCTCGGCGGTGCCCGAGGCGTGGGATCTATACCTATTAAGGAAAACAACAAGTGCTTGTTTGGTGCGCTTGACATTGACCAGTATCCTCTTGACCTCGCTGCGATAGATCGCAGGCTGCGGGAGAGTGAGATACCGTGCATCGTTTGCCGATCAAAGTCAGGCGGTGCGCATATATTCTTTTTCTTTACCGAAGAGATAAGTGCCGGAGAATTTCGTGACAAGGCCGGCGAGATCTCTGCGTTTCTTGGGTATGGTGGGTGCGAAATATTTCCCAAGCAAGAGCAGATTCTCGTCGAGCGTGGAGATGTTGGTAACTTCATCAACCTGCCGTACTTTGACCACGAGCAGACCACTAGGTATGCGGTCAAGGAAGATGGTCAGGATGCTACGCTGGAGGAATTTGTTGAGTTAGTTGAGAAGCGCAAGTGTACACCCAAAGAATTTGTGAACACTAAACTTGGCAACAGCATTGATGAGTTCAACGAGTACCCCCCATGTCTACAGGGTATGTTCTCTGATGGTGTGCCAGAGGGTACAAGAAACACTGTGATGTTTGCGGCATGTGTGGCTTGCAAAAAAGAGCAGCCCGAAAGCTGGAAATCTAGGCTGGAGGAGATCAACACAAAGTATGTGCAGCCTTCTTTGCCTGCGTCAGAGATCGTCACCATACAGCAGCAGCACGAGAAGAAAGAGTACGGCTACCCCTGCCAGCAGGAGCCGCTGAAGTCTCGCTGCAACAAATCATTGTGCAAGACAAGGAAGCATGGGGTTGGGGGCAACAGGGCAAGCGCAGACATCACAGGGCTGTGCGTGGTTAAGTCCGAGCCACCTGTCTGGTTCTGTGATGTTGATGGTAGCCGCGTCGAGTTGACCACTGAAGAGCTACAGACTCCACAAAAGTTTCAGAAGGCTTGCATGGAACAGGTCAGGATTATGCCACCACTTTTGAAGATGGCAGACTGGCAAGACCTAGTTTCGATGATGATGGAGGACATGAGCGAGATAGATGTGCCAGAGGAACTGACCTATAAGGGACAGTTTGTTGATTATCTGGAAGAATTCTGTGTCGGTAGAGTTCAAGCTGCAAGCCCAGAGGAGCTATCTCTTGGTAAGCCGTGGACAGATGAAGGCATCACATATTTTAGGATTGAGGCTTTAATTAAATATCTGCGGAACCACCGCTTCGATAGCTATAGTCGTGGGCAAATACAGGAACGTCTGAAAGAGATGAACCCTGATGGTAAGGCTAATGGGTTTAAGAAATTTAAGGACTCAAAAGGTGAGTGGAAAAACATACGAGTTTGGCATGTGCCGGAGTTCACTTCTCAGGTTGAAGTGCCGTCGGTAGAGGTTAAAGAAGCGGAGGTGCCGTTTTAATGGAAACAACTATCTTTGGCCCACCGGGCACAGGCAAGACAACTACGCTGCTGAACATTGTTGATGATGCCTTGCAGGGCGGCATGAACCCAAGCCGCATAGGTTTTGTTTCGTTCAGTAAGAAGGCTGCAACGGAAGCAAAAGAAAGAGCATTACAGAAGTTTGGAATCGACCCAAAGTACCTAACGCATTTCAGGACTTTACATTCTATGGCGTTCCAATACCTCGGCCTTAGATCACAGGACGTGATGAAGGGCGCTGACTACACTGAGCTTTCTACTCTGGTGGGACTCCCGTTCTCGTCTCATGCATCTCTTACAATGGACGACGGGCTACTGTTCAAAGCAGGGAGGGGTGGGGATGCGTATCTGAATCTTATCAACCTAGCTAGGGCAAGGCAGGTCAGTGTTGAGACACAGTATCATCAGTTAAACGACTGGCGGATTCAGTTGCGTCAACTCAGAGTTATAGACGGTGCGCTTACATCTTATAAAAGTGCAAAGGGCAAGATGGATTTCGTGGACATGATTGAGCAGTTTGTTGAAGGCGGGGAGGGTCCGCATTTCGATCTGCTGATCGTTGATGAGGCACAGGACTTGGTTCCGTTGCAGTGGCGCATGGTGAAAGACATTCTAGTTCCGAGGTCCGAGCGCACATATTATGCGGGCGACGATGACCAGTGTATCTATTCTTGGATGGGCGTTGACGTTCAAGATTTTATGAAGTCCTGTGATGACGTGAGAGTATTGAGTAAGTCATACAGGCTTCCCGCACCAGTGTATAACGTCGCGCAAAACATCGTAAAACGAGTGAGCTTGCGACAAGAAAAACACTGGTCACCCAATGATCACGATGGATCAGTCAATTGGCACTATGATATACTGGACGTAGACATCCGGTCTGGTGAGTGGTTGATTCTTGGTAGAACAAACAACATCGTCAACAGAGTTGGCACCATGCTCAAAGAGCAAGGCTTCGTGTTCTGGCGCGAAGGCCGAGGTAAAAACGGATGGTCTGTATCCCCTAACACTTTAGAAGCACTGGAGGTATGGTTACGGCTATGCAGAGGAGAGACGTTTTCATCCGAGGAACTAAAACAATTTGGCAAGTTTATGAGGAAGGAAGCTATAACCCCGGCTGGGAAGCGACGTTTGAACAATTTAGACCCCGAAGAAACCTACACTCTCGACGACATTATAGAGAAGTGCAGCTTACTCGTTACACGAGAGACACACTGGTCGCAGGTGATCAAGGTGTCGGACAGGGAGGTGACATACATCACCTCAGTTCGCCGGAGTGGGGAGAAGATTCTGGGGAACTCCAAGCCGAGGATTCGTCTATCGACGATTCATGCCGCGAAAGGTGGGGAGTCGGATAATGTAATCCTTCTCACCGAGACCAACACAGCCTGCGAAAAAAGCCTCGACCAAGATGGCGAAGCCCGTTGTTTCTATGTGGGAGCAACGAGGGCCAAGAAAAACTTACACATAGTTGAATCAGGGAATCCGAGGTACAAGATATGAAAACGAGAGAAGACTTCCTCAAGGAAGCAGAGTCACTGATCAACGGTCCGAGGGCCAAGGAATATGGTCCTGCAAAGCTGAACCACCAGCGTATCGCAGACATATGGACGATTCTGCTACGGGGTAAATTATCGTCCGAAATTACACCGGAAGAGGTGGTGGCCTGTATGGTGGGCTTGAAGCTGGCAAGACTGGCAGAGGACATTAGCAAGGATGATTCATGGGTAGACATCATTGGGTACGCAGCGTTGGGCGGGGAGATCATCAACGATGAAGGCTGATTTGTTTGAAGATGAGGGGGACACTTGGTCACCCCCGTCCACGTTTCCTGATCTCACCAACTGTGACAGGATAGCTATTGACCTAGAGACTCGCGACCCAAACCTGATGACGTTGGGTCCAGGATGGTGCCGAAACGACGGATACGTTATTGGTTACGCTGTGGCTGCGGGGGACTTCGTCGGTTATTTCCCGGTGCGGCATGAGTCCGGAAACATGCCAGAGCGCATGGTAGTTAACTGGCTAAAGAAACAGATGGACACGCCTCACATTGAGAAGGTTATGCACAATGCCATGTACGATCTTGGCTGGATGCGCTGGGCTGGTATCGAAGTGAAGGGTAAAATTATCGACACAATGATTGCAGCTCCGCTGCTCAACGAGAATCGCAGGTTCTATAACCTGAACTCGCTGGCGGGCGAATATCTTGGTGAGTGGAAGAACGAGAAGATGCTGCGGTCTGCGGCGTCCATGCATGGAGTTGATCCAAAGAGCGAAATGTGGAAGCTAGACTCCTGTTTCGTAGGTCGATACGCGGAGCAGGACGCTTCTGTTACCCTCAAACTATGGGACAGACTGAGTATAGACATAAATAAAGATGAGGTTACCAGCATCTTTGCGTTAGAGTCCGGGCTGCTGCCCGTGCTGCTTGACATGAAGACAAAGGGTGTGCGGGTAGATCTAGACAAAGCAGAGCTGGTCAAGAAAGATCTGAGGAAACGTGAGGCAGCTCTACTTAAAGAAATAAAGGAAGAGACCGGCATCGCCGTGGAGCCGTGGGCTGCTGCATCTGTAGCAAAGGTGTTTGACAGTCTGGGTCTTTCTTACAACAGGACAGAAGGATCTAATGCGCCCTCCTTTACAAAGAACTTTCTGGCGAATCATACGCACCCTGTCGCGCAAAAGATTGTACGCCTGCGCGAGTTTAACAAGGCCAACACGACATTTGTCGAGACTATTCTTAATCATGCGCATAATGGTCGTATCCATTGTGATTTTCATCCTCTTCGTACAGATGACGGGGGCACAGTTACAGGAAGATTTTCGTCGTCCAACCCGAATCTCCAGCAAATCCCAGCGAGAGATCCAGAAATCAAAGCGATGATTCGTGGTTTGTTTATACCCGAAGAAGGGTGTAAATGGGGAAGCTTTGACTATTCGGCCCAGGAGCCGCGCTGGCTTGCTCACTACTGTGCTAGTATGCCAAACCCCCACCCATCTGTCGAGGGCGTCGTTGCCGCATACAAAGAGGGTGACGCTGACTTTCACCAGATGGTGGCAGATCTTGCTGGAATTACACGCAAGGAAGCAAAGACAGTAAACCTTGGTATCATGTACGGCATGGGCAAGAAGAAGCTGGCTGGTGTGCTAGACATCGACCTCAATGAGGCAACTGAACTGATGGAGGGATATCACTCCAAGGTTCCTTTCGTTAAAGGCATGGCGGATGCTGCTGCTAAAGCAGCGATGGACAACGGTAAGATTCGCACATGGCTGGGGCGGAAGTGTCGCTTCGATATGTGGGAGCCAAAGTCATTTGGCTACAACAAGGCTATGAAGCTGGAGGAAGCAGCAGAAGAGTACGGCGGCAAGGGCCGCATCCGTAGAGCGTTTACTTACAAGGCTCTCAACAAACTGATCCAAGGTTCAAGCGCCGACCAAACAAAGAAGGCAATGGTTGACTGCTACGCAGAGGGTCTTGTGCCAATGTTAACAGTTCACGACGAGCTATGCTTTAGTGTACAATCAGAGGACGAGGCGGAACGTATTAAAGAAATCATGGAGACATGCGTTGATGGCTTGAAGGTTCCGTTTGAGGTAGATGCCGAGCTTGGTGACAACTGGGGAGAGGTAGGATGATCCGGTGTTTTCATTGTGAGCATGAGCTTATCTGGGGCGGAGACCACGATGCAGAAGATGATGAGGGTGGAGCAATGATTGAGTCCAACCTGTCATGCCCTAACTGCAATGCGTTCTATCTTGTCTGGCTTCCGATAGACGAGAGTTGATATGTTATTCAAAGCAGCGTTGATGATATGCCTGATAGCTCGTCCCGACGCTTGCTTTATCGCGGACGATACTCGCGGACCATATGAAAGCATCGCTGTGTGCAGCGACAGATTAGCTGATATGATCGTCACAATAGAAAACGACGAGACAATAGGTGCTATTCACTACGTCCGGGGTGCGAGGTGCGAGGTTGACACAACCACCAAGCATAAAACATCGATTCTCAGCGACCTCAAGGTACTAGGACACGGCACCCCTTAACGAAGTCCACGAGAATCGACATTTTTATCTAATGATTTTAGTTACTTACTCAAGCTCTGCAAGTGCCCGCATACGCTCGACCAAGCGTCTTGCGCGGTTGGGAACCTGAGTATACCACCTGGAATCGACCATCTCGTCGGCTGCTGCCATAAAGTCACGAGCGTCCACACCACGTTTCATACCCTTGAACTTGCTGAGTCTAGGACGGCCCATGTTGAACATCATATTTGCAATGATATGCTGACACTCTTCGGGCAGCTCGTCGAAGTCTGGGTACAGAACCTTGCACTCTTCTACCGTAACAGCCATGTCGAGGTTGAACAGTTGCTTGACCCGCTCTTGTTCGACCACTGTACCGACAGGCTTGCCGTGTTCTTGGTCCGACTCTGTAATCAAATGACCGATACCCGTTGTGGGTAGACCAAGGTGATCCAAATAAATTTCGTACTTGCAGCCTTCGTCCTCTGCGATTTCCTCGCGCAATCTATCTTTATTCATAGCTAACCTCGTTACATACACAGGTCTTCATACTTAGCAGTATGGACTCTGTGCCGGCTCATATCGCCTGTGTGTTTGTAAAACAATAAACTCTTCAGCCAGTTTAACATACTATGGATTCCTTTGACCTATAATCATGTTCTTCAGGACATTAATTGGATTTGACCCAAGTAAGGCTGGATTATTTCTAATCGTGGTGTTGGAGGTCGGAGCAGCAGGGGCTGTCTGTTGCGCTCCGACCCCCTGTCCCGCAGTGGGAGCGACCACCGCTGCGGGAGATGGTTGAGTGGTGCTAGATGTAAGGCTAGGGGGCATTACGATGGGTGCGCTAACCCCAGCGTCCAAGGTTCGAGTTTCTTCTTCCTCTCCGCCAAGTTCTATTCCTCTGTACTCTCTTTGAATTGAACGTATCTCACTCATAGGCAAGCGGTTGCCGTTATCTCTGACCGCTCTTCTAGTTTCGTCACTAACCTGCATAGGTGTAAATTTACCACGCATAAGATTTGTTACGTCACCAACCTTATATTTTTTTAGCGACCTTCTGATTTCGCTATCTCTCATGCCAAGCGCCCGCATATCATTTACGGTCTGGTACATTCTGTTCTGAACTCTGAGGAGTGCGTCATTAGCGTCTCGGTAAACAGATGTAGCATCACTATCGGACAAGGCACCTTGAGTCTTAACTGCTGTGTTAAAAATCTGGCGGGCACCTGTTATGTTACTGCTGTAGTCAAAAGATGAGTACATGGCAATTTTGTCTGGCTTTACTTTGACTTCGCCCAGTCCTGTCACAGCACGAAGAAGTTCCTCCGCCGCGCTTCTTTCGTTTCCAGCAGCGTCTTTGTCGCTGACCATAGCGTCAGGGAGTGTGCCACGCAAAAACCTACCAAACTCAAAACCACCAGTCTGAGTTGTTTTTTCCTGCGCTTTAAATGTTACAGGAGATCCGCCAGGATTAAATGCTTCGGCTATGTGGAAAAGACTTTTGTAAGCCTTGGTGCCGGGGGTATCTACGTCTCTGTAGACACGCGCTCCTGTGCCAGTAACACCCTGCCGATACGTTGAATCTAACAATCTTTCGGTGAGCATAGACTCATCCCCGAAAGGTTTTACCATTTCAGTAACAGCTTCTAATACGGCGTTGGTGGCAATACTTCCTGTGTCTTTTCCTAAGTCCTGCCCATCTTTAACAGCGTTAAAGATTGCCTGTATAGGACGCTGGAGATAGTCGTATGGATTAGTAAAGCTATAATCAACGTATCCTGTTAGATTCCCATCCTCATCCACTGAGGTAGGGATTAGTCTACTGTTACGAGACCAAGGGGCCGCGCTACGCCTAGCTGCGTCTAACTGTTCTTGACTGACGCCGGTCAAGCCCATAGCTGTCTGTTGAATGGCAGCGGGAAGAATCATCGTGGTGGACATCAACCCAGTAAGACGACGCATTCCAATCTCACGAACTCTTGCGTTGCCACTCGCTAGTTCGTCAAGTGATTGCTTTAGTGTGTTTGCACTTGTACGAAGAATCTCAGCAGGAAACGCAATAAAGTTACCAAGAGGTAGCTTACGAAGACCCTTTACAAAAGCCGGTACTCTCTCATAGTTGGGCACGGTGTTGCGAACAATGTCGGCAGCGTAATCGTCTAGCGTTTGAGTTTCTGTGATTTGTTTAGAAGCTCGCAATGCTTTGGTGGCCTCTAACTCTGTCCCAAAGGCAGACAGTATTTTGTTTTTCTCAAAGTTAAAGTTGTATATTTTCCAAAGATCATCACCGCCCTGATAGTATTCTCGGGCAACATCAAGCTTCTTGTTCAGGAACTGAGCCGCGCTAGATTGAGTAAATTTATTTCCAGCATTTTTACCGACCCTGATTCCAGCAATGACTTCATCAGCGTCACGAGTGACTCCGTAGCCTTCATTAATGAGTCTGTCTATCTCTTTTAACTGTGCTTGATTGCCGATTACACCCAGTCTCTGAAGTTTGGCGTATTCCTCTAACTGCTCGGCTGTGGACTTCTTTCTTATATTGTTCATAACCATGTTAAATGACTCAAAGACGTTTGCCCCACGACCAACATTACCCTGTGCCAAAGCAAACAAAGCAGCAGATGTTACGTTCCTTACTTGTGTAACGGGGGATAGAACAGTTTTACCAAACTGCGTTATGCCCTTCGCTCTGAGAAACGCGGAGTAAGAAGAGCGAGCCAAGTTACCCATTGAAGACGTATCGTTTGCAACAATCCTTGTGAGATCTTTGTACATGTTGTTGCTCACAGCTAGGCCAGAGGCTGTGCCCCAGTAATCTGCGGCACCTTTTTTGGCTGGGCCAAGAACCTCGTACTGTTCTTTCAGCTCATTAGGTAGTCTGGCATACGCCTCTTTTGTCAGGATCTCTCCGCTATCCCCAGCCTTATTAGCTATGTACCCAAGAAAATCATCTGTCGCTGAAAACACAGCCATGTCTTCAATGGTAGATATGAATGCCTCTTGCGGATCTTTCACCTCTCCCAGCATTCTACGGATTGCTTCTGGCTGGCTGTTCCTCGCTTTAAACAAATCTGTTCTTAACTTATCAACAACAACTCTGTTTACGCCTACATTTTTTGCGTATTTACCCTTCTTGGCCTGAGAAGCGGCAAGCAACTTCTCAGTCAAGTCTTCAGCAGCTTGCCTGCTTACTTTCTGCGATTTGCCGACACCAACAAAAACCCCTTCATCAACCTTTGACAGACCACTTAGATCATCAAACCCGATAATCTGATCATGGAACTGTCTGTATATATCCGGGTTTTTTTCAAACAATTTTATGGTGTCAGCCTTGCCTTTTTTGAATTCGGCAGTTTGCATAAACCCTTTGCCGTCCTCAAACAAGCGATACTTGCGGCGTATGTAAGAGCCAATATTACCTTTAATTGTGTCTATGATGTCTTGCTGGTCAGACTTTGAGAGATAGTCTGAGTTAAGGATTCTATTGGACAGGCCATCAACCTGATCTCTCATAGCTTTAGCTTGTACCTTTATGAAGTCTGGCAACGCTTTTTCAGAAATCTCACCTGTCAAGTAACCGTACAGATCATTGTTCAAGTCGGCCCGAGTAAGAGAGGTTCCGTTAACCATAACCTCTTCAACGCCCTTGTATGCTTTATCTATGTTTTTGCCTAAGTCTTTCAGGGTGCGAGCAGCAATGTTAGCCTCTGCCTGAACCCGTCCAGATATAAGAGATCTAACCTCAAATACGTCCTGTGGCAGGTTTCCTCTTGCCCTGAACACTGATTTTACCGCATCAAAGTTTTCTTCCCCCAGTAGTTTTTCTGCAAACTCACCGCCACGAGTGGACAGTGCAGTGCTTGCTTCCATCAGCTTTTGTGTTGCTGTTCCTACTATGGCTGGCTTAGAGGCAATCCTAGCGGCTGTTCCGCCCACGAGTCCAAGAGCTTTGAATGTAGGTTCTACAAGAGCAGTCGCGCCAGCGGCTTCAAACCCCACCTTGAGCTTGTTCCCGATTCTAGCGGCAGCGGCTTCTCTACCTTCAAGACCAATTAGATCTGTGGTTTCTGTTGGACCCCCGCCGAAAAAGTCTCCGATTGTTGTTGTTCCGTTTGTCGATACAACAGCATCAGTAACCCCAGCGGCCCCAGCTTGTGCGGCGGCTCTGGTTGTTTTGCTCACATTTGAAAGAGCGCCCATTCTACCGACAGCGCCAGCAACACCTAGACCAGGAACTACAAACTGAGTAACGACTTCAGCGATTTCACCTGGAGTACCAACGGGATCAATCCCCCCAGCAGCTCGAATACCGGCGAACATGTCATCAACATTCTGCGCGTAGTTTGTATCTGCTACCAGATCTATGGCAGAACCACCCAGTTCCAAGATCCCTTGTGGAACAGCTAACACACCAGATACGATACCCTCACCAATCTCTTGAAGCGTACCCTCGTTCTCGTCGGTAAGCTCTCTCCTACGATTGGTGGATGCGAAGTCAGTAGAGGTTGGAGTTGAGGTGGAGGCTTCTAGTTCCTCCTGCATCTGCTCAAGAAAAGTTTTTGCCATCTGCCCCTCTATTTTAAAGTGTGGGCCATACTACTGTGTCGAACAGGTCAGAAAACTTTCTTGCGACCAAGTCATTATTTTTTACAAAGGCACGAAGTTCATCTTCGCTTTTACCTTGGTTTGCAGGCAAGTTTAGTAGCTCTTGTACTAGACTATCCTCCATGTTGATGGCAGCTTCTCCTTTGACCATCACGTCGCTGATAAAGCTAGATTTGTACTTACTTCTGTCCTTACTCGTTTTATCAACTGTGAGAAGCTCTGTAATCTGCGCGGGTGTCAAGAATTGCTCGTACAGCTTTTGCGTGTCACCTGGGAGCTTCGCAAGTTTTTCACGGAAGGCTTGCTCACTGAGTCCCTGGTCCTTCGCAAAGGCTTGTGCAATACCCAACTTCTCCAGATCAAATATCCTGCCCTCTTTAGCTTGCTCTGCTGCGAAATTATGGTTTGCTAGGGCAAGATTCACCTGGTTTTCGTTTTGAGCATTTTGTAATGCAACCCTCAACGCAGCATCATTTTTCTGCCGAAGGTTTGCAGCATCAATTTGCATGCCCGCTTCTTTAAGAGACGCATTAATTTGTGTCTGTATCCTGTCATTTTGCCAAATATTATCTTGAGCCGCTGTTGCCGCTTGAAATGCTTGATTAGACTTATTCACATCCCACTTAAACTGTCTGTCTTTTTCTGCTTCCGCCGCAGCATTCATAGCCGCAGCTTCAGTAGCCATCTCTTGGTTAACATCACCAATAGCCATGAGGTTCATGTCACGCTTTTCTTTAACTTTGGCTTGAGTTTCTTCGCCTACTGCGGTTCCAAACTCACCAAGTTGAGCGGCACCAGCTTGAGCAATATTGCTTATGGCATTTTCTGACTGACCTGACGCTATACGAAGACCCAGCATCATAAGATTGTAGTTAGCGTCTGTGCGAATGTCCTTAACAGCTTCGTCACCCAGCATCTCACGATATAGCTCGACCCGCTGCTTAACTCTCTCTGACCTAGAGAGGTTTGGATCAATACCTGAAGCGGCGTCATTGTCTTTAGCCACGTCTTTAGCTGGTCTGTTTTGATTTAAGACACTGTCTACCTTATCGGCTGCTGCATCTGCCTCATTAAACCCAATTTCAAAACCCCTTGTAAGAGCCTGCCCCGGTGCCCTTTCTACGCCACCCTCTGGCAGATTCTTTAATGATTCAGGCAATACAACTTTGGCGGCAGTTATGTTACCAGAACCTGTTGTACCGGCGTCAGTATCACCAGCCCCCGCTGTAGCTGCGGCAGGAGTCTCACCCTTTTGTCTGGCAGTCGCTTCAGCTAATAATTCTGCCGCGCTTTTGCCCTCTGTCTGCGGGGTAGAAGAATCTTCACCTGCGCTACCTGCCGCATCAGGAGTGGTGCCGACAGTATCTGTGACTGTGACTGGAGTTGCTTTAGTTGCAGCACCAGCACCAGCACCAGGAGCGGGGGCGCTTGCCGGCATGGCACCCTGACTCGGAGGAACCGTACCGGGCCGATAAGCAGCGAGTTCTTCTGCGGGAGTCATTCCAGTTGCAGTGGAGACTGGAGTAACCAGGGTTTTAACATCTCTTGCGACAGCCCCAGGAGTACCAATAATTGCATTAGCGGCAGATTGTAGCGGAGACATTACCGCTCTAGCCGCTGATTGCAGAGGACTTTGACGATCATCTGTGCCGAATAAAAATTGATCAGTATTTTCATATATGTTGCGATCTACTTCTGCAACTTTAGATATTCCACTAGACAGCTTGTCCAGCACAGTGCCTTCTGCCTTTGGAGCAGCCAATGCCTTAGTGGCTAAAGCGATAGCAGCCTTACCGTCCGGGGTCCGAGCCGCTTGACCGTAGTTTATGGGTTTAGCCAGTTCTTGAAGAGCAGCTTTATCCCCCGCCTGAATAGCATTTTGAACCGCAAGCAAATAGTTTCCCTGAGTGTTAACAGTGCCACCGTTAGCCATGCGCACAGGTTGCCTGCGTTGCGCTGCTGCCATCAGTTCAGGGGATGACGCCAAGATGCCAGCAGCTTGCCTGCTCGCCATTGGGTCACGAAACATTTTGCGGTTCATAGGATTCATATCAGCCCCCGAATAACTTAGCTAACCCACCAGCTTGGCCTGCTGCTCCAAGGCCCGCGATACCAAGTCCTAGCAACTGGGACGTTGCGCTTGGAGGCGGTGTTGTAGTGGTAGAGTATGTTGATTGTAAGGCTGGAACACCTTGGAAGATATCGGACAAGAAGCCGACCTGCTGGAACGGAAGCTGCTGCTGCGCCAGAAGATTCTGCTGTGCTATGTTCAAGCCCTGCTGCGCCTGCTGCTGCTGAAGTCCACCGACACCCAACAGTGTGTTTATATCCTGGACGCCCATCTGCTGACCAAGCTGACCCAGACCGGCGATACCTTGACCCAGCGCACCTTGCAGTTGTGCCTGCTGCAACTGCTGCTGTGCAGCCTGACCAGCAAGCTGCTGCGCTTGTGCAAAGCCAGCAGTGCGAAGCTGTGATCCTGTACGAGCCTGCTGCTCCAGTACGTTCCTGTCAATCTCACCTGCTTGAATGGCCTGTCGTGACCCACCGAAGGCACCAGCTCCTATGGCTTGTGCGCCAAGACCCTGCTGCTGCTTTATACCCTGCTCGGCGATGTCAGCGTACTGCTGCTGAACTACATCCTCAAGGTACGGATCCATAAACTGTTGATATGATGTGGGGGTGATAGTTGCACCCTGCGCACCCGTGATCCCAGAACCGATAGCCGAGGCTGCTTGTTGTAGGTATGGCGCGTATGCACCAACACCAGACATGGCAGAAGAAATAGCCTGCTGTTGCGCTTCTGACAGATCAGCAAGCTGCGATGGAGCATACGGCATGCCTGTTTCGGATACGGTGCCTGCCTGTTCTAAAAGGTCAGCAAGGAACTGTTCCTGAAACTCAGGTAGCCTTGTTTCTTGGATTACAGTTTGAGTAGCCATTACGCCTGTGCCTCCAGTTCAGCCATCATATCATACATTCGTGCCGCTCCGATATCCCTATCTCCATCGCCTGCGCCACGAACCGCTTTGGCTGTCATTACAAATTCACCGTCAGATAGACGGGCTGGCACTGAGTCCGAAGTGCCGGTGCCCGGACCCTCAACTTCTCCGCCATGATACATCCGATACTCAAAGCCCGGGTCTCGGACCTCGGCCTTGCGTTTGGTGTACAGCTCAACATCTTCGGGGTTAGCTAGATCAAGCTCTTCGCCCAGATATGTAGTTACAGGAGTTCTTCTCATCTTACCGACAGGGAATGGACGCAGAGACCCTGCTTCCTCTTCTTCCTCCTCGGTTAGACCAAGCGCAGCCAAAGATCCCAGGCCTGCTGTTGTTAGGAGTGGATTCTCTTTAGCAAAGCCAAGCGCCTTGTCAAAGAAAGACGGATCGTTCAATGCTTGAGTGGAAGCATTTTGTGGTGATACAGCAAAGTCCATTGCTGAGTCTACTCCTGGGACACCAATTTGTGTTGTCGCCTGCGGTAAAATAGAATCTCTTATAAAACCAGGAGAAAAGCTTGAAGTTCCCGCAGGTCCAAAAACCTTTCCAGCACCAAACCCAAGCGCACCTCCGATAGCCGCTGTCTTCAAGGCTTCATCAACATCCTGACCTGCAACAAGACCCCCGATCCCAGATCCGAGGGCCGAGTACAATGCTCCGCCAGCGGGACCACCAAGACCATACCCTATCACCCCACCAATGATAGGTGCGGCGTCCTTGATCTTATCTGTCAGCTTACTAAAAAGTCCCATCAGGTCACTACCTTTACAGTACCGCTATCATTATACAGTGCGCCGGTTTCAAGTCCAGTTGCACTCGTAGGCAGATTTGTCAGTGTTAGTTTTGTTCCGCGCATCTCTCCGGGGTTACGCTCCTGTGCAATAAACAACTCAAGAGAACGAATCAGGTCAGACATATACTGAACCGAATACTCTGTTGGTGCTTCCGGTAGCCTTGGTGGTGCGATCTGATTTGATGACATTAGCGTCTACCATCCTGTCGTATATCTATGCGTGGGCTACCAAGCTTCCACCTAGCTCCAAGGGCCGAGGACTCAATACGAAGAGCAAAGGATCTACCACGAGACCGCAAGAACAACTGGTTGGTGAATGTCTCAACCGGCGACGTGGCTGTGCGTATCGTGTCACCCGATGCTGTGTTGTCGAAGCCCGCACCTGGGAAGTTCCTGGATTTTACAGTAAATGTGGCCTGTGGGCTACTGAGATTTGTTGACCCATCAAATGTAATGTCAGGTATCACCCTACCAATGTATGTAAACTTGTCACCATCACCGATGTCCATAGGCGAGGACTCGATGAATGAGTTCATCGCTGATCCGTCATCATCGTACCCAAGCTCATGGTTATATATGTATTGATTGCCTGTAGCCAGCGGGAAGGATCTAACACCACGGTCAAGCCACGCGGTGCGGGCAAGATTACCGAAGTACCAGACCTTTTCGGCGTAGTTGTATATGACATATCTGTCATTCTCAGAACTACTAGCACTAGGGTAATACCACACAACCTCTGAAAACTCAGAGTTGACTCCAGCTACAACCTTGTCTCTCTGACTTTGGTTAAAGTCGAGAAACACCTTGTCTTTTACAGAGCAGGGTAACTGCTGTGTCTGACCAGCATAGATGTAGAAGTTGTCGATACCCATCCAGTAAACAACGTCTTCTGTACCAACCGCAGCATTTGGTCCAGCTATCGTGATATTAGACGCAAGCTGCTGTATGCCAAAGGTAAACGGAGGACCAATAAACCGCATAGAACTGAGCGCAGTATCAGTCCACACCAGTATCTCACGCTTTGTTTCAACGGCTTGCACAAAGGTGGACCCTGATCCAAGCCTGAGATCTCCTGCTGTATTTGTTGCTGCCGGATACCAGATCAGCGGGTTCTCTTGGTCAGAGAAGCGTATGAGCAGCGGGTCTTGTACACCGTTACCTTGGTTAGCTGTGTTGCTTGCATTCAGAGCATCACAACCAAAAGCAATAACATGCCTATCTTGATCAGATACAAGCACCTGCTTTGCGATTTGCGGGACGCTGGTCTTTGTCCCGCTAACCGTAGACAGTTCAATCGCTCTCGTGGAGAGGTTATTACTTCTGTCCCAATAGTAAATGTTACTGTCACGAGGGTTGATGAGTAAATCTTCTCCGAAATTATCGTGTGACCACAGTCTGATCTGCGTGGTTGTAACAAGTCCACTAGAGGCCGCGTCACCCCATCCATCTCTTCCCCATGTTCCTGCACCCCAGCCAGTACCGCCAACCGTGGTATCAAGGCCCACGTTTATTTGATACACGCCAACAGTGTTAGACCCACCGTTACCTGTATCAGAGCTATTAGCTGTGGCAGATACGGTGATTTTATAGCTGTTAGCGTTAACAACTTGTGTGATCTGATGCTCAGTATTCAGCACTGCGGCAGTGATATTGCCACCAAGGCTTGCCGCGCTAGAGAAAGTAACAAAGTCATTCTCGACTGCGCCGTGACTAGAGTCAGTTACAGTGATTATTGCACTGCCATTTGTTGCAGCAAAGGTACAGTCTCCTGCACTTGTAGTCAGACGTATAGGAGTGATGTCGTTAAAAGACTGGCCCTCTTCGATGTAATATTTAAGGTGAGTGCCGATACCAAGATAGTTAGAGCCATCCAGGGCTATCCAGTTGTGCAGCGCACGAGCAGAGCCAAGATAGGTTGACGAGGCATACTTTTCCCAGCCGCCAATCTTTTCAGGGTAACCAAAGCGGAAACGCACCTTGTCGCAGTCGCGCCAGCCGCCCTCGTTACTATACGAGGTGACTTCCCTGTTTACACCCGGTCTAAACTGAAGCTTGGTCAAAGGCATTATGTAAGCTCCGCTCTTGTATACTGTCCAGAAAAGTCGCTAAGTGATATTCCTGCACTTGGCGTTCCTTGTGCATTTGTTGTTACGCCAGAACCACCAAAAGCCTTGACTGCTGGGTAGTACGGCTCACCTGCATTTGTAACCGTGTAAGCGTTTTGCCACAAAAATATAATACCCGGTGCGCCAGAGTTACCACCTTTGTTTTGTCCTGCGCCACCGCCACCGCCGTCACCCCAACCGTGGTTTGTTCCAGAAACCCATCCTTGACCGGGGTTAGCATTTACGGTTTCAGTGCGCCATCTATAATCATCTTCACCGTCTTGGGTAAACCATCCTTGACCACCCTGACCTGTGCCGCCATTTAAAACATCATTACCACCGCTTGTGCCATTTCTAGCTGTGGTGCTTGTTATAGGATATGTGCCGTTGTTGGTCACAACAGTTGCTGCTCCGCCGCCACCGCCATTATTACCACCACCGCTGGATTTTGCGCCGCCGCCTGCCCCTGTAACTAACTGAACACCACCAACTGTCAAATGAGAGTCGCCACCGCCACCTGATGGATCGGAGCCGTTTCCACTCCCACTTCCTCCGAATCTAGCGGTAACAGAAGTTCCTGCGCTCAAACTATTAAAATACCCATAAGCACCGCCACCGCCGCCACCTCCCGGGCCTTTCCCAAAAAACTCACCGCCACCACCACCGCCACCTTGGACGATAAAATATACACGGCCTGTTTGGGGTACAGTATACGTCTCACTTCCATTTCCGTCTGTAGATGCTGACCCAGTGCCTCTTGTCACACCATTTGTCGTGGTGACAAACGTAGACAGCCCGTTGACTTTGCTCGTTGAAGTTTGTGGCAAAGTGTAGTCTTTACTATCTGACGTAGCAAAAGGAACAAACCCATCCGTAAAATTAACGGTGCTGTCCGTTGATTTGGGTACAAACGATCCACCAGATATTGTGCCGGAACCTATCTTGCCAGACCCAGACAGGCGAAGTGTTACATTGTTAGAATTGTTGTACACAATAGGTGTTGAGCCGTTACCCCCCACATCGTTGCTACCAATTTCCAAATCAACAATAACGTGATTGTCATTGTTGGGTATGGTGATCACGCCAGTAAAGGATGAGGTAACCTCTATCTTCTGCACGGGAAGAGCATACGAGTTTCCTGCGACTGAGGATACGTCACCCCCAGAGGTCAGGTTAATCTTTGAAAGTCCCTTTGCAACAAGCATATTATGATGTCACTGTCTCACTAAAGAACCAGTACCCTGCACTTGAATCGTAAACACCACTAGCTAGTTTGGCTTGGTTGCCAAGACTAACGCCCTTTGACGAACCGTGCCACGAAAGCGTCATGGTTCCTACTGATCCAATGTTGACTGTTTGACCATCATACTGGCCTGCACCAATCGACAAAGTTCCTGTTCCAGAATGTTTGATAAATGTCTGCACCGCCGTTGCTGACATAGTAACACTTGCCGTGCCTGACTTTGTTTGTACATCTATCGCTACTTTAGCTGATGTTGCGGCGTCATCTGCAATGTCAGCAGTGGCAATCGTGCCATCCGCAATCTTTGCAGAGGTAATGGCGCTGTCTGCAATATCTGCGGTAGCGATGCCCCCATCTGCTATCTTAGCTGATGTAATCGCGCTGTCCGCAATCTGTGACGTATCCACCGTAGCGAGAGTTACTGCTGCCCCTGAACCCGCGCCATCTGCAAAAATCCAACCAAAATCACCTGCGGGTATCGTGGCATTCGCTCCTGAACCCTGACTAAATATTGCAGACTGGCCCGTGTTGTTATGAACAAGAAACATCTTATCCTGATCATTAGGGCTTATCGTAATCGTGTTGGTTCCGCTAGGTGAGCCGCCAAGAACAAGAACTTTAAAATGACCATCCGACACAGAACCATCAGAGGTTGTCAGCGTATGTGTTGTGCCAGACAGCGTAATCGCGCCAACACCGTTAAGAGCGCGGTCAATGATGTCAAAGTTTGTATTAGTGGTATCGCCCCAAGTTCCTGACTGTTCGCCGGAGCCGGGTTTTTCTATGCCACTGTTTGCTGTATATGTACTAGCCATTTAGACCACCTCTTCCGTCCACTGGTTGATTGTACCACCAGCATTGATTTCTGTCCATGAATCGCCCGTGTGAGTTATAGCAGACCAGTTAGGTGTGCCGCCAGGATCAATCGGCACCCACAACAAGCCTCCGTCTACTGTCATTACAAACAAGAACGTCATGCTGCTTTCGCCGGAAGCGATTAAGTTAGGTATAGTGGTTTGCGTAAATGACGTAACAAGCTCTGCCACAGACGTTTTTATTAATGTGGGAGTAATGTCTTGTGAGAATACAAACTCTATACCAGACGAACCAGATGCCACAAGATTGCCATCACTGGTTTGCGTAAAGCTAAATATAATGTCTGAAGTTGCTACTTTAACAGTGTTGGCGGAGGCAGACTGAACAAACAAGAAGTCGGCTTCAGCAACAGCACTAGCTATCCGTGTAGCTGTAGAGGTCTGCGTGAAGTTAGCGTCCATAGACGCATCAGCTTCTTTGACTCTGTTGGCTGTACTGGTTTGCGTAAAATTGAAATCAACCTCTGCTACACCACTAGCAACAAGTGATGCAGTTGAGGATTGAGTAAAGTTAGCATCTATCGTTAGCTCACCACTTAGAATGCCAACACCAACATGTACTTTACTAAATGTGCCTATCATGTGATCCACACCTGAAAACACACCTATGCCTACAGAGGTTTGAGTAAAGTTGGCGTCCATAGTCTGAACGCCTTCTCTAATAATCCCCTGCCCAGCAAAAGGTATTTCGGCAAATGTGGCTTCGGCAAACATTAGCTTGCTGTGTACCCTTTGCCAGCCGTGATAGCAGCATTAACCGCTGCCATGTCCTCATCTGTCCAGTAGTCTTTAGCTACCATCAGTTGCAGATGTTCAACATTGCGGTCTACACAACCCTGACGCTCTTCTGCATCATCATCTGCCATTGCATCACCTGCAATAACGTCTGTGATGAGTTGCACGGAATGACCCATAGCGGTGTAGTTCTGTGCGATTTGTTCTGTTGTAAGTTCGTCCATTTTAATTTCCTTTAACAAGCCATTAGGACACAAGGCACACAGTATGACCCATCGTCATAGGTGTGCGATACATTGGTTGATGTTACTTTTGCGATTGTTTTGCTGCGAACAATGTCGTCATCTTGTGGCTTTGCTGTGCCATCGCCAGCACTCATCAGCAAGTCACCTCGTGCGACAGTTGTGCCTTGTGCGATACGGATAATCATGTCGCCTGTCATTGCGACATTCATGTCGGCGGTGTAGTCCTCGTCATCATTATCCCAGTTGACGAACACGCCAGCAACATTTGGGTCACCTTCAACTGAAGACACAGCCATACAGTTAAGCTGTTCGTTATCTTCTGTCACGCCATCCTTAGTCCACTCAGCCATCTGGTCTAAGTTAGTCATCACGGTGCCTTTGAGCAGGCCGTTAATACGGTTGCCGTCTGTAGCTTGTGACCAACGAGACAGGTGTCCACCGTTGTATGACACGGTAGTGCCAGATACTGAAATACTACCTTCAGCAGCGCCAGCCTGATAAAAAACTATTAAATCACCGTCAGAGGCGTTTCTATCTAAATATAATAAATTTGCGCCGCCTGTAATGCCAATATATCCAGCGCCACTGCCAGTATGTCCGTCAAGTACAATACCATTTCTTCCACTTACAGAACCCGTATTTGGGAAAAAAGTATTTTGACCACTATGTGAAATTCTCCAGCGTTCACTATCAGACCACATACGAATATTGCCAGCGCCATCTGACAGCACGACTCTGTTGCTGGCTGTGCGGATGTCTAGACCATCCTGATTGCCGTTGTAGCGGCCAAGAATGGTGTTATTAGAGCCTGTGGTGATATTGTCGCCAGAGCCTTGCCCAAAGAAACTATTTAATGCCCCAGTAGTTATGGATGCACCAGCAGCATGACCAAAAAATGCGTTTTGATACCCTGTAGTATTGGCAGTTCCAGCCTGATACCCAAACGCGGAATTGGTTGTACCAGTGGTGTTTGAAAGAAGTGCATTGTAACCTACCGCCGCATTTGAATGACCACTAATGTTTGCTTGCAGAGCGGCATAGCCCATACCAGTATTGTTGGCACCAGTGGTGGTGTTCAACAAAGCGTTTACACCGACAGCGGCATTGCCACTAGCCGTAGTGTTTTTATTCAGTGCAGCACTTCCCACTGCGGTGTTACTTACCCCCGTGGTGTTCAAAGCCAACGCCCCATTACCCACAGATGTATTGTCTGCTCCAGTAGTATTTGCTGATAGCGCAAGCCGACCTAGCCCAGTATTTCTATCTGCCGTGGTGTTTGCACTCAACGCTTGATAACCCACCGCTGTATTTCTTACGCCTGTAGTGTTAGCATCAAGTGACGAATGACCAACAGCCGTGTTCTGAGTGCCAGTGGTATTTGCATCCATCGCTGCATAACCAACAGCCGTGTTGGCGTTTGCTGTCGTATTGTTCTGCAAACTAGCCCTGCCTACAGCAACATTCTCTTCTCCTGTAGTATTCGCGGTCATAGAGTTTTGACCGATTGCGGTGTTAAGAGCGCCAGTGGTGTTTGCAGCTAGTGCAGCACTACCAACGGCTGTGTTGTTGCTTGAGGTGGTAGCTGCTTCAAGCGCACTTTTTCCAACCGCTACATTAGACGAACCTGTAGTATGTGCGCTGAGAGAACTCGTTCCCAGAGCCGTATTGTTTGCGCCAGTGGTGTTTGCATACAATGATTGATAACCAACGGCGGTATTACCCCCACCAGTGGTCGTTACCTCCATCGCAAGGCCACCAACCGCTGTATTTAATTCAGCAGTAGTGTTTGAGTTCAAAGCGGAGTATCCAATAGCCGTATTATAATCTAAGCCGCTATCAGTGACGTTATATGTCGCAAGCGCGGCATGACCAACAGCGGTATTGCGCCCACCCGTGGTGTTTGAAGTCATAGCGTTGTAGCCAATCGCCACGTTTCTAACACCTGTGGTGTTTGCGTCTAGTGATGTTGTTCCTACGGCTACGTTTCTGTCGCCTGTGGTGTTTGCGCCCAGTGCATCTTTACCCACACCAGTATTGTTGCTTGCTGTTGATGTCGCATCACCAGCTTGATGGCCTAAAAATGTGTTGCTATCGCCAGTTGTAATAGATGCACCAGAGTTATGTCCAACGCCTGTGTTAGCGGTTGAGTCAGTTACTGCACCAAGAGCGTTATTGCCAATACCCACATTTTCTGTAGCACTTGTAGCTGCATCAAGGGCGTTATCACCAATAGCAATATTATAGTTTCCAGATAGTGAACCGCCACTCAATGCCCCGTCACCCAACGCTACATTGTTAGTGCCTGTTGGAAAGTTACCGTCCAGCTTAACCGTGCCGCTATCCTGCGAGATGTTACCGCCAATAGTTATATTGTCTACAGTAACGGTGCCACTGAAGTCCTTATCGGCTGCATCTGCTAAGTCTCTTGCTCTAGTCACGGATACGTTCTCCTAAAATTACCAGCTTGATGGTACTTTGCCTACAATAGATGGGCTTGCCATTGTTTACTCCTCTAGCGCAGCCACACGACTACGCAATTCCTGAATTTCTTTGATAAGCATTGGAACTAGAATACTATAGTCTACACCCATCATTTTATTACTATCTTCACTGCCTGAAACAGCGAGTGGCTCAACAGACTGAAGTTCTTGTGCTATCATTCCGTAGTCTTGATGCTTGCCATCTTCAGTCCAATCAAACTGACGCACTTTCATGGCATCAATTTTGGATGAGGCAGATGCAGCATCTTGGATGTTAGACTTTAGACGGCGGTCAGATGAAGTGTTATAGGCAGTGGTTGTACCCGTAACAGTGATTGACCCCCTTGTGTTACCAGAATTATTAAACTGAAGTCTAGTTCCATCACCATTTCTGTTAATGCTTACATATGCAGATGCACTACTAAAAGCTACGATGCCACCGGGCTGAAAAGCATGTCCGGTGGTGGTATTGCCAATACCCGGACTGTCTGTTCCTGTCTGGAACATACGGATATTCCCACCGGACGAAATCCGCATCCGTTCAGCATTGCCAGTGCCGAATATCAAAGTGCCGCTTTCACAATTATTTAAAATTGCATCAGTGCCAATCATGGCAAACTGTGCGCCACGATTAGAGCCTGATGCTGGGTCTGAAAGTTTTAAATACGCCCCATCCGTATCGTTAATGTGTAAAACCCTAGCCCCACCGGGTACATTTATGCCAGCCAGTGAGGAGTCAATGGTTGGGTCATTTGTACCCATACCAATGCCCTTTGTTGCGCCTTCAACAACAAAAGAGTTGGCATCGCCAAGAGACTCAACACGAAAGTCTACGTCTACACTATCCTCATTGAATACTGTTTCTGTCGGGGAAAAACTTTGACGAGTTCGGCGAGTTCCACCACTCATTATATTTATAAATAGGGTTGCAGATTCAGTGCTATCTGATGCGTCAATCAACTGACCTTTAAACTGTACTAGATTGATTGATTGTGCAGCATCATTGTCAGCGTTGTACCGAATCATTCCTATAACATCATTATCTGCTGGACTGCCTGAATCACGAGTCAAGTCAAGAATAGGCCCAGAACTTGCATCTGCATCTGTGGATTTTAAAATCAACTGCGAAACATTGTTTGCACTACTAATTATACACTGGTCAGTTGCGGTAAACGCCCCTGTGATGTCTATGCCAGTTGAGCTAGTTTCTAACTTCTTGGCGTTGTCGTGGTACAGTTCAACAGCACCGTCAGTCTTAGCCACCAACATCTGTTCAGCTTGGTTTTTCATAAGCTGGATGTTGTTGCCGTTAGTGGTGATTAGGAAGTTACCTGTTCCGACATCTTCGATAAATGAGTTATTGTTGGCGTGGTAAATCTGCAAGTCATTGCCAGCACCAAACACAGCCTTGTCATTGTCGCCAAAGTTGATGTCACCAGTTGTGGTCAGTCCAGTAATAGTTGTTGCGCCTGTAAATGCAGTTGTACCTGTTACACTTAGATTACCACCCACACTGAAGTCGCTGTTCACGTTACCGCTGAACACACTAAACACGTCATACACTACAATCTCAACTACATCGCTTGCAGTCAGGGCTGACAGACCCGCGATAGTGTTCGCTGTGCTTGTGTTGTAGTCGGTGCCAGCTACTAGGGTTACACCATTCAGGTTTACGTCAACATAGTTGCCGTCAGTGAATGTCAGGGTGCCACCTGTCAGCGCACCACTAACGGATGTCTCGCCCCCGGATGCAGTGAAGTAGTAACGATTTCTAACACCCTGTGATGGTGATCTACCCAAGTACGCCATACTAGGCTACCTCTTCTTCGTCCTTGCTCTGAACTGATTCAATCAGCTTGTCAGTAAAAACATTCTGTGCAGCCTGAACCTGATCCAAATCAAATCGAATGTTCGCCGCTTTGTTTTGGCAAGACCGGATTTGCATAATGAGGTAGTTCTGCTCCTCATTAAGATCCTCTGTCTTGTATTCCTTGCCGTTGATCGTAACTACGTTATCGCTCATCTTACCACCCTGATGGAGTTCCAGTTAAAATCGAAGGACTGGCTTTCTCTGCAATGTCGGCATCTAATGCTGCCTTGACTTCATCTTCAGTCTGGCCCATGTCAGCCAAAACTTTGGCTTTGCACCAGTCCTTGGTTAAATCATTATATGCCACAAACTCTGCGCCGTCTTCCATCTCTACGCCAGTTGTGCCGTATTTAGTTGCGGAAAGGGCGTTGCCGTCAGCGTCTGTTTCGCTGTCAGAGGTCGCTGTTACACGCCAGTGAATTGTTTTTACAACGTCAGAGTTGTCCCCTTCAGTTGCTACGCGGTCAAGTTGTGGATATGTCCACTCATATGAATTAGCCATTGTCTACTCCTCGTATGGGCTTGTGCCGCAGCATGAAGGCCAAGCTGCTTTGAGTTCAGTGATTGTGGTTGCCCCGTTGCCAGCAGTCGGGGCATCCCGCAACGCCTGTTTGTCAGCCACGATTGAGGCTGTGTCTGCGCTTGCTTCAAGGGCTTTCATGTAGTCAGCATCCAAAGCCTCAAGCAGCGGCTTTCTGGCTTCGCGTATCTTGTCGGCAAAGATTGTCTTAGCTGCTGCCAAGTCCTCTGTGATGACCGTGCCGTCCAAAGCCCAAGCGTTACGGAAATGTCTGTCGCTTGGAACTGTGGCTGATGTAGCATCAATCTCATTGCCGTCTTTATCTGCAATAATTGTGGTCATGCTGCGACCCTCCAAGCGTTTCGAAATTCTCTGTCTGGCTGCTGTTCACGCCTAATGATTTTAAGATGAACACTGTTGCTGGTTTCGTAGTTGCGCCAGATATGCTGTGGCACATCTTTCATAATGAGATACAACAAGGCTTCTTCTTCTGTTTTCGGACCTTCTCTTGGTGTGTCGTGCAGCAGGTGCATACGATGATGTCGTTTGAAATCAGGTTGTGCTTCGTCCTTTGCCAGTTCCCAATAGACCCATACTGGTGGGAACACACCGCCAGCCATCAATGCAGCCATCGCATTTGGGTCTGGGTGCATAACAGCACAGCAGTCCATATCAACGTCCTCATACACAACAGCATACTTTGTTTGATAAGGTTCAAGTTGTTGCCGTGCTTCTTTTATGTGGTCAATCATGTGCATCAAAGGTCACCAAAAAACGCAACACAAACATCAGTAAAGTCTAGGTTAGTGCCAGCAGACCAAGCTGAACATGAAATGGCAGCCACAGTGGTGCTTCCACTAGCTGCACCAGATGAACCCATACAGGCTGTTCCTCTGTTAGCGGTGCTAGAATCACCAATGATTGAACCGACTACACACATATGAGCATTTGCATGGGTTACAGCGGTTGTTACACGATAATTTCCTGTGCCATCATCTGTAATAGAAGATGCGTTAAAACTATCTGATATTGAGATGCTTCCTGTACCATTAAAGTTAATGCGGCAAGTGCAGCCTTCATTTTCAGGCCCAAAGCTAGACATTACTTAGCCTCCATCTCAGCGAGACGCTGTTCCAGTTGTTCGATTTTGCGGTGTGCATCCTGCAACGCCGACACCAAGATTGGTGTGATGCGTCCGTAATCCATAGACATCATCGCCTTGTCATCAGTGCCAATGCTTACAGCTTCGGGCATCACCTCTTCCATCTCTTGGGCGATAAAGCCCATAGAGCGTGGGCCGTCTGGGTCAGCCTTCCAGCTATATGACACAGGGTTCATCTGCATCAGTTTATCTGTTGCGACTAACGGTTCGATGTCTTGCTTGAGGCGAATGTCTGAGGTTGTGGCAAAGGTTGCGCCGCTAGTTGTTACATTAATGCCGCCTACCCCAACTCCACTTCTAAGAACAGTTAGGACATTGTCATTCTGATTTACATTGAAATATCCAGCAGTACCATTTGACCTAGAGAAAAAGGCATCGCCGATAGCACCTCTCAATGTGCATCCAGTAGCTGTATTTCCAGCACCGGGGGCTGAAGTGCTTGTTACTCCAACCGAAAATGCTCCATCCGACCCGAATCTGAATTTCTCACTACCACCATTGAACACTTTGATGTTATTGCCAGTAGCAAAATCAAAGTAAGTGTCTGGGTCATCAAGATTGTAATGGTATCTTGCTGTTATACCGTTGTTGAAATAACCGTCTTTCCAACGAACACTAGTGCTTCCCAAGTCCACAGCATTATTCTGTTGTGTGCCGTCGTAATGGGCAATGATACTGGTTGATGCAAATTGTAAGCCTGAGTTATCGGCATCGTTGGCAATGAAAGGATTATTATTGTTTACAACGCCGATTGAGCCAATCGTTGTGCCGTCTTTTCGGAGTTGGATAATCTCACCATCACTATTCAATCGGTTCAACCTTAGTGCGTCTGAGCCATCTCGTGTTGAAATTAAAGGACCAGTAGCACGGGCTTCGATGCCAACTGTTGCTACGTTATCTGCGGTCTTGCCAATCAGCAGATTTCGGCTTCCGTCAAATCGTGCGGCCTCAGTATTGGCAACCATAAACGCAAGCTGTGTACTGCCAGCCTCAGTGCCGAATGTTCCAACACTGCTTCCATCTGTTTTCATCGTAAAGTTTGTTGCAACACCGTCTGTAAACGTGGCGAGTGTTCCTGTGCTGCCTTTGGTTGCAATGACTTGGCCCTGAACATCTATGCCTGTAGCGGTAGTAGATATTTTGGCAGCGTTGTTGTGGTACAAA